GGAGTCGCGGCACGAGGCCGATGCCCTGCTGCCCGTCCTGGCCGACCTGGTGGCCGTCAAGGGCAAGGTCGACGCCCTAAGCATCCAGTCCCGCGACCAGGCGACCGGCCTCGACAGCAAGCTCGTGGCCCTGGTGGCGGACCTCCAGTCCCAGGTGGCCGCCCTCCAGGCGGCCTTCGACACCGTCCGGCTCCTCGACCGCCTCGACACCATGGACGTCGCGATGGACGAGGTCCTGGTCCTCGTCCGACAGCTCGCCGCGACCAAGTGACCGACGCCTACCCGATGCTGGTGGCCTGCGCCACGCACCAGCCCCTGTACCACCCCGGGACCTGCGAGCTGTGCGGCGCCGAGTACCACGGCTCCTGGGCCTTCAACGCCCGCACGGGCGGCGTCTGCGCCACCTGCGCCCTCCAGTACGAGGCGCGCGGCGAGGCGGTGCCGGTGATGTCGTTCGGGTGGCTGGACTAGCGTGCAGGACCTGACCCGCCTCTTCGCCGACCTCAACGCGGCCGGCATCCCGTACCGGCCCCGCGCCTACCAGCTCCCCTTCTTCGACGCCATGGTCAACGGGGGCAAGCGCCGGGCGGACATTGTCTGGCACCGCCGCGCGGGCAAGGACACGACGGCCCTCACGTTCCTGCTCCTGATGGCGGGCGCCGAGGCCGGGACCTACTACTACCTGGCCCCGACCTACAACCAGGGCAAGAAGATCATCTGGGACGGCGGCACGTCGCGGGGCATGGGTGACGACCGCAGCGACGGCGCCAACGACTCGGTCCCCTTCAAGTCCTTCGTACCGCCCTCGTGGTTGGACACGACCAAGGGCGGCGGGTCCGGCTTCATCGAGGACGAGATGCAGATCTGGCTCCGGAACGGGAGCCTGATCCAGGTCGTCGGGACGGACAAGCTCGACAGCGTCCGCGGCGCCAACGTCAAGGGCGCCGTCTTCTCCGAGTTCGCGGTCTCGAAGCCCCAGTCCTGGACCGAGCTGATCGAGCCCATGCTCCTGGAGAACGGCGGCTGGGCGGTATTCGTGTACACGCCCAAGGGTCAGAACCACGCGTGGCGCCTCCATACGCACGCCGAGACGGACCCTGAGTGGTTCAGCTCCGTCCTCACGGTGCGGGACACGAAGCGCCCCGACGGGACGCCCGTCATCGACCCGCGCCTCGTCGAGCAGCGCGTCCTCGACGGCCGTCTCGACCGCGAGACCGCGGACCAGGAGTACTACTGCTCCTTCCTCGGCAGCATCGCCGGCGCGTACTACGGTCCGCAGATGCGGTGGCTGGCGCAGAACGGGCGGATCACGCGCGTGCCCCACGATGCCGCACTGCCCGTCGTGGGCTGGTGGGACCTCGGGTACGACGACAGCACGACGATCTGGTTCACGCAGCGGACGATGGGTCAGGTCCGGTGCATCGACTACGAGGAGCACAGCGGCGAGGGCCTGCCCTTCTACGCGAAGCTGATCGCCGACAAGCCCTACGTGTACGCGCACCACAACATGCCGCATGACATCGAGGTCCATGAACTCGGGAGCGGCATCAAGCGTCGGGACACGGCGACCAAGCTCGGCATCAAGCCCATCATCGTGACGCCGCGCCACAACATCCACGAGGGCATTGGCGCCGTCCGGACGCTCCTCCCGTCTTGCTACTTCGACGCGGAGAAGTGCGCCGAGGGCCTGACGGCCCTCCGCGAGTACACCAAGGACTTCGACGCCGAGAAGATGGTGTACAAGAAGGTCCCCCGCCACGACAAGGCCTCACACGGCGCGGACGCGTTCCGCACGGGCGCCAAGGGCGACCACGAGCAGGCCGACGTCCGCGAGTACCGGCAGCAGACCTCCTACACAGACTTCGACCCACGCGCGATGGAGGCAGAGACCCACGCGCTGGCGTTCGACCCACGGGAGCTGAACTGATGCAGCCCAAGATCCCCGCCGTCCCCAAGGCCGAAGACACGCCGCCGCCCACGCGCGAGGACGCCAGCGCCGCCGCCGCGTCCGTCACCGCGGAGCAGCGCCAGAAGCGCGGCCGCCGTTCCACGATCATCGCCGGCGGCCCGGCCCCTGAGTCCTATGGCGGGGGCGCGCAGCTCGGCGGGGGTCAGACTGTTCTGGGCGGAGGCCCCTCGGTTTAAATGGCGACCGACGCCCGCGAGAAGATCGCGGAGTACGACGCGCTCCTCCAGATGCGCCGGCAGTGGGAGCCGACGTGGGACCGGATCGCCCGGCTCGTCCTCCCGCGCAAGTCCGGTCTCTCCTTCTCGAACCGGCAGCCCGGCCTCAAGGTCGAGAACCAGTACACCTCGACCGCGATCCGCGCCAACGAGCTGCTGGCCTCCTCGATCCAGGGCGCCCTCACGTCGAGCGTCGTGCGCTGGTTCGCCCTGGTCAACGGCGTCGAGTCCCTGAAGAAGAACAAGGCCGTCGCCCTCTGGTACGAGGCCTTCTCCGACCGGCTCTACCAGAACCTGGTCCGCTCGAACTTCAACCAGGAGATGCAGGAGGTCTACCTCGACCTCGGGGCCTTCGGGACGGGCGCGATCTTCATGACCGAGCAGCGGAGCACGGGCCCGGGCCTCGCCGGCTTCCAGTTCCAGGCCCAGGAGATCGGGACCTACGTCATCGCCGAGGACGACGAGGGCCACGTCGACACGTTCTACCGCATCCTGAAGCTCTCGCCCGTCGCGATCATCAAGCGGTGGGGCGCGGGCAAGGCCGGCAAGCACGTCAACACGCTGGCCGGGAACGCGGACACGAAGTACAAGCCCATCGACGTCCTGCACGGCATCTACCCCCGCGCGGGCGCGAAGGGCTACACGCCGACGACGCGGGCGAACAAGATGCCCGTGGCCTCGTGCTACATCGTCTACGAGGACGCCCACATCGTCGAGGAGTCCGGCTTCCCCGAGATGCCGGCCTTCGTCCCGCGCTGGACCAAGGTGTCCGGCGAGACGTACGGGCGCGGCCAGGGCTTCACGGCCCTCGGCGACATCTCGACCCTGGACGAGGCGACGAAGCTCAACCTCCAGGCCTGGGCCTTCTCGATCCGCCCGCCCATCGTGCGCCGCTTCGGCGCCACGGTCGGCTCGCCCAAGATCGTGCCGGGCGTCTTCCTCGACGTCTACGACATGGAGGCCCTGCGGCCCCTGGAGTCCGGGCACAACGCGCAGCACGACCAGATCCAGCGCGAGCTGATCCAGAACGACATCCGCAACGCGTTCTTCTGGGAGCAGCTTCAGCTACCCAACCAGCAGCTCTACACGGCCTACGAGGTCCAGAAGCGCCTGGAGCTGATGCAGCGCGTCCTCGGCCCGACGCTCGGCCGCCTTGAGGTCGAGGCCCACCAGCGCATCGTGCGCCGCGGCGCCGCGATCATGCTACGCGCCGGACAGAAGTCGAACTGGCAGGACCCGAATGGCGCGCCCGAGCCGCCCCAGGAGATCCTGGAGGCCTTCGCGCAGGACATGGTCGAGACCGACATCCAGTACCTCGGCCCGCTCTCCCGCGCGCAGAAGGCGGGCGAGATTGACTCGCTGAACGCCGCGCTCCAGACGGTGGGCCAGGTCGCCACGTTGCAGCCTGACTCCGCCATCACGCTCAATGGCGAGAAGATCATCCGCTTCGTCTTCGAGAAGCGCGGCCTCACGGCCGACCTCACGCGCTCCGAGGACGAGGTGAAGCAGGCCATGGACGAGATCACGGCCCAGCGCCAGCAGCAGGCCCAGCAGGAGTCCATGGCCAACATGGCCTCGACCGCGAAGGACGCCGCCGGCGCCGTCGGCAGCATGCCGCCCGAGGTGATGGACATGGCGGCGCAGCAGGCGCAGGGGGCGGCCGCTTGAAGCGCCAGCTCTGGGAGAACGCGAAGCAGCGCGCCGACGCGTACCACACGGTCTTCACTGGTGTGGTCGGCGAGCGCGTCCTCGAAGACCTGAAGCACACGCTGTACTTCTACGAGCCCACGCACGTCAAGGGCGACGCGTACGAGTCCGCGTTTCGCGAGGGGATGCGCGCCGTCGCGTTGGCCATTCACAACACGGTAGAGACCGCACCGTCCCTGCCCACACCCGAGGAGATCGAAGAGACTGATGGCGACTGAACCGACAGTGCTGACCCCAACGGACAATCAGCCGGCAGCGGAGAATCAGAACCCCGAAACGAAACCACAGGCGCCGTCAGACTGGCGCTCCTCGCTCCCCGAGGATCTCCGCGGGGAGAAGATGTTCGAGAACATCAAGGGCAAGGACGCGGCGGAAGCGTTGCCGTCCCTGGCCAAGGGCTACCGTGACGCGCAGCGGCTCGTCGGCGGCAGCATGGGCAAGCTCCCCGAGAAGGGCGCCAAGCCCGAGGCCATCAAGGCCTGGCAGGACGCGAACCT